ACGGCGCGATTACACCAATTAACGGGGGGACACCGTAATGCCTGTTCAGATACAACTTAGAAACGGCACTGCATCCCAGTGGACCTCGGCCAATCCCGTTCTTTCTGGCGGTGAGCTGGGCGCAGAGACGGACACCAACAGATTCAAAATCGGCAACGGATCTACCGCCTGGAACAGCCTTGGGTACTCTCTTGGGGTATCGTCAAGAGGCGCATATGCCGGTGGTACTCAATACTATGTAAACGATATTGTCTCGTCTAGCGGCTCGAGCTACATCTGTATCCTGAACTCAATAGGTAACGCGCCTCCGAATGCGACCTATTGGGCTATCCTTGCGCAGGTTGGTACAAACGGCACAAACGGAACAAACGGAACAAATGGCACGAACGGGACCTCATTTACATGGCTTGGGGCGTGGGCTCCCGGTACAACTTACAACGCCAATCAAAACGTTTCCTATAACGGCAGCAGCTATATTGCTATCGCGACGAGTACCGGGGCCAATCCTTCGAGTTCTCCTGCTTCGTGGAGCCCGCTTGCTCTGGCTGGATCGGGTAACGTAAACGGCCCAGGAAGCTCTACAAACGGCAACCTGGTCTCATGGAATGGCACGGCCGGGACGACGATCGCTGACTCTGGTAAGGCGGCTCCTTCTGGCGTCATTGTTGGCACGACCGATACTCAGACGCTGACGAACAAGACTCTGACGCTGCCGGTTATTGCGTCCATTTCCAACAGCGGGACGATAACAGTTCCGACTGGTACGGATACGCTGGTAGGTCGAGCGACTACGGATACGCTGACGAATAAGACGCTGACCAACCCGACAATCACAAACTACACCGAGACCAACTTCACGGCGACGGTGACGAGTAATGCGATCACATTGTCGTTGACGAACGGAACCTTCCAGACGATTACGACGATGGTCGGGGCGAATGCGATTACATTGCCTGCGCCCGCTACTGGAAAGAGCCTGACGGTGCTTGTGGTTTATGCCTCAACCCCGACTAGCCTGTCCTTTACATCGCCATCTGGGACCTTAAAGTATCCGGGTGGTACGACTCCAACGGCAACCTTGACAAATACAAAGGTTGACATCTACGCATTCATTTCGGACGGTACGAACTGGTACGGTGTCCAATCCGGGGCAAACTTCTGATGTTTTCAAGCAGCAAAGCTCTATTTCGTAAGGCTGGCGCTGGTGGCGGCGGTACGACCGACCCCTCTTTTGCCTATGTCCCGCTGTTGTTGAATACGGGCAGCACCAACGGGCAGAACAACCAAGGCACAACGACCACTAACGGATTTCTTGACAGCAGCACCAACAATTTCACCATCACCCGCAGCGGCACACCGACGCAGGGTTCATTCACTCCGTATTGGCCGAATGGGCAGTGGAGTAATTATTTTTCTGTTGCAACCAATTACATAAACGTCGCTGCAAGCGCATCCCTTGCTTCCAACACAAGTTCTTTTACTCTTGAGTTTTGGTACAACAGTACGGCTACCGGGAATGGACGGCCCGCTGGAAGTGGAGGTAGCGGTTTTGTAACAAATACTTGGATATGCGCATCTAATAACACAGCAGGTAAACTTGAGTTTTTTGTTTTTAATTACAGCGCAGCCTTGCCGATGTTTTCGTCAACATCTTCGACCGTGGCTTCGGACGGGGCATGGCATCATATAGTCTTAGTAAGAAGCACAAACACTTGGGCCATGTTTATTGATGGCACAAGACAAGGCAGTAGCGTTACTTCATCGGCCTCGTTTAACGGGACTTCTAGCGGGTTATATATTGGCTATAGCGGACTCACTGGTGAAACAGCCAATTCTTTTAGTGGATACATTAGTAACTTTAGGTTTGTAAACGGATCTGCTCAATATGACCCAACGCAAACAACAATAACAGTACCCAATTCCCCGTTAACGCCAGTTACTAATACGGCCATCCTTACCTGCCAATCCAATCGGTTTCTTGACACCAACACGCAAGTTGCCGCAAAGACAATCACAGTAAACGGGGCCCCCCGCGTCCAAGCATTCCAGCCGTTCTCCCCGGCGGCCTCGTACACCACTGCGCTGTATGGTGGGAGCGGGTATTTTAATGGCAGTGACGCTTATTTAACGTACAACCAGACATTTGCGCTAGGGACAAACGACTTTACTTTGGAGTTTTGGTTAAATATTCCTGTGGACGTTGCATATCCAACCAATTATTGGTTATGGGGTTGGAGAAACGGCACAAATAATTGCCCCGCATTATATCTCGCCGGAGTTTCTGGCGGTGGCAATACTTTAGTATTTACCGGGGGGGCCAGTAGTTTTCTTTCAAACCCTAATGCAATCCCAACCAATACTTGGACGCACGTTGCGATTGTTCGATCTGGTTTGGGGACAAACAACCTAAAAATGTATATAAACGGAGTTCAGGTCGCGCAATCCTCAACTACTCAAAGTTTTACATACACAGGAACTCAGCCGGTTGGAGCAAACCCATCTGGTGACGGCGGTTTATATCCTTCCAACGTATATTTTTCTAATTTCCGCATCGTCAACGGCACGGCGGTCTATACAGCAGCATTCACGCCACCAACCTCGCCGTTAACTGCAATCACAAACACGGCGCTCTTACTCAATTTCACCAACGCAGGAATCTACGACGCCGCCGCGCAGAACGTGATAACGACGGTTGGGGATGCTCAGGTTAGCACTGCAATTACTGCTAAGTGGCCTCCAACAAGCATAAGGTTTGATGGCACTGGGGATTATCTTAATGTCAGCGCTGGTTCTCCGCAAAGTTTAACTTTTGGAACCGGGGACTTTACGATTGAGTTTTGGGTTTACTTTACTAGCAACACTGGGCAGCAATGTTTATATGACGGAAGGGTCGCTGCGGGAGCATATCCTCTTTTATACACAAATGCTGGAGTTATTACTTACTATGTTGGTGGCGCCCCAGCAATTACCAGTATTCAACCGTCAACAGGCGTTTGGTATTTTATGTCTTTGATTAGAAGCAGCGGCACCACGCGGTTTTTTATTAACGGTACGCAATCTGGTGGTAGTTACACTGACTCTACCAATTACTTGGCTCCTCCAACATCTGGGGCAAGAGTTGGGGCAAACTTTGTAGGTGGTGATTTTTTGTTTGGTTACATTCAAGATTTCCGAGTTACTAAGGGTGTTGCCCGTGCCGCCACCCCTATCCCAACAGCAGCATTCCCAACGAGGTAACCATGCAAATCGCTAACCAAGACCTCATTATTAAAGACCACACTGAGTGGTTTCCTAACACTTCGTTCGGTGAGCGTGGGCCGTCTGTGGATTGGATCAAGTCCGAGGGCTACTACGTTATTACGGTGTGGAAGCCCTACGACCACGCAACAGAGAAGCTTGTATCTGCGGCTCCTCATCTGTATGACGGGATGTGCTGTTTGGTTGACGTTGAGCCGCTTACCCAAGAAGAGCTTGACCAGCGCGTGGCGACACAGTGGGCGGCAGTCCGTAGTGGGCGAAATCAGGCGTTGAAGGATAGCGACTGGACTCAGCTATCAGACTCCCCCGTTGATAAGGCAGCATGGGCAACCTACCGCCAGGCTCTGCGGGACATCCCCACTCAGGCTGATCCCTTTAACATCGTCTGGCCGGTGGTGTAAACATGGCCCAGGCAACCTTCACCCCGATCCAGCTCTATTACAGTGCCAACGGCGGAGCCACACCGTCTACTACAAACCTGGCGGCGGGTGAGCTTGCCATCAACACCGCGGACGGAAAGCTTTTCTATAAGGACAGCTCCGGCAACCTGCAGACGATCGCAACGAAGGCGGCCGCGACCAACCCCATTGCGGTAAGCACCGGCGGGACAGGCATCCAGACGCTCACACAGGGCGGTATTGTTTACGGCGGGGCCACGACCTACCTCTTTACTGCAGTCGGCACCACGGGCGATCTATTGAGTTCTAACGGTGCAGGCGCCCCTACCTGGGTTACCCCGACAAACTTAAATACGAACTCGGCGATCGTCAAGCGGGACTCCTCGGGCAATTTTGCCGCTGGAACAATCACCGCATCTCTTACCGGGACCGCCAGCACAGCAACCAACATAGCAAACGGCGCGGCAGGCTCTATCCCCTACCAATCGGGTGTTGGCGCTACCACGTTCGTTCCTGCAGGGTCTAGCGGCACCGTCCTCACGATGTCCTCTGGCGGCGTTCCTACATGGGCCACGGCGGGCGCTGCAACCTCAGCCTCAAACCTCTCTGGCGGTACCGCTGGCGCTGTCGTCTATCAGTCTGCACCGAACACGACGGCATTCCTAACTGCAGGTAGTTCTGGCCAAGTGCTGACACTAACATCGGCCCAGATTCCTGCATGGACAACGCCAGGCGCGGTGACCTCGGTGGCCAATCTCTCTGGCGGTGCGGCTAACAGGATCCCTTATCAGAGCGCGGCCAGCACAACCACCTTCATCGACGCCCCCACGGTATCTAGCTACCTCAAATACACCGGCAGCGCCTTTGCCTGGGCCAATCCTGTTACGAGCGTCTCCGCCGGCACCGGGATGAGTTTCACGACGATCACCGGAACCGGCAGCGTTGCGGTAGACACCACTGCAGTCGCTACGTTCGCCAATGCCGGAACCTTCACCGCTACACAGACATTTGCCGGATCAAGCAGCGTTCCGTCCATGATCCTGGACAACGCACTCGAGATCTGTACGGTTACGGGTTCTGCGGCGTCTGGTGCCCTTGATATCGACATTTCCACGCAGTCGGTAATCTTCTACAACACCGCCACCACAAATCCATGGTCGCTTAACTTCCGTGCAAGCAGCGGTACACCACTAAGTTCCTTCATGAGCCAGGGACAGTCGGTAACGGTTGCCGTTCTTGCCCAGATCGGTGCGGTAACTAACGCCTTTAACAGCGCATTGTCGGTTGGTGGATCAGCGGTGACGATTGACGGCGTGGCTCCTGCTGCATTGAGGTGGCAGGGTGGAACTGCGCCTACAACGGGCAACGCAAACAGCATCGACGTATACACCTACACCATCATCCGTACAGGGCCATCCTCATACACGGTATTGGCCTCCCAGACCAGGTTCGCCTAA